AACGACCTTGAAATAGAAGGATTTGACTTAACATTAACTGGTTTCGCTACTGAGAATTTACAACCGTTTGAAACTAGTGATGAGGATACGGATATTCCAACATCAGAAATTATCACATCAGATTTGAATACAGGATTAAAAACTGAAACCAATAAAACAGTTGAAACTGCTGACGAACCTAAAACTACTCCAGGAACCAATGAAAATAATGCTGAAAACATAATGATCTGTCCACACTGTGGACATGAAATAAAATTAAAAAAATGAACTTTAATGAAAAAATGTGAAAAAAAGACTGATTGATATGGAAGAATGCTACTGGGAGCAACCATTACTCGGTAAAAATGGAAGTACTGAAAATGGAACTCGAAAATATAGAGAGGTGTATTTTAACCATAATGGACACATCACTTGTGAACAGATAGCTAAAATGTTTGATACAGATAAAAGAAACATTGAGAACCATAAATCAAATTATAACTGGGATGGGGTATTAGCTGATAAAAAAGCATATCTTCAAAGAAAACGTGATGAGAAACGTGAAGAGAATTATCAGAAACACATTGATAAAGATTTCAAAAATGCTGATACAGTATTAACCATAAAATATACTCAAATTCAAATGGCTGCAGTAAAAGTAGGAATCATGAAACCCATACAAGGATTAATTATTCCTGATGAGTTAACCTTTGAAAAAGCATGGGATACAATCAATCGTACTGACTTAAAAACATTGCAAACAGTAATCATGAGAGACCTGGAAAAAGCTGGAAACATCAATGATAAACTAACTCATAACATACATGGTGAAATGGATTTAAATCAAACAATCACTAATGCTGACAATACTGCAAGCATTGATGATTTATTCACACTATTCAAAGAGGATGAGGAGGAATCCACAGATGGAAATGAAACCAACTGACTATGAAAAAGAACTCAACCTCAACTATAATTTCTACAACCAATTACTAAACAAAACAATATACAACAACCCTTACATTAAATTAAATCCATACCCATTACAAACATTACCCATCATAGAAGCAAACAGACCAACAACAACCTATAATGATGAATTAATTGGAGCTGGAGGTTTTGGAGGTAAAACAATATTAGGTGCAATGTTAGCAGCACAATACCTACAACATAAAAAATACCAATGCCTAGTAACACGTTTACACTACCAAGAACTAACAGGACCAAACAGTATATGGAGTATACTAAATGACTGGTGCAATACTACTTGTGAAATAAACAGTACGAAATTATACATCAAATCACCAGCAGGAGCATTAATACAATTCAAAGCATTTGACCATGAAAAAAGAAAAGAAAAAGTCAAAAGTGAATCATATACAAGGATTGTAAATGATGAAGCATCTGAATTAAAAGAATCAATACTACGATTTTTATTCAGAAGTTTACGTAAAGAAAAAGATAATCCATTACCTTTAAGTTTTATTAATTTATCAAATCCTGGTGGGGACAGTACTGAATACTTAGCTGACACTTATGTAACTGGAGACAAACCATATTTTGCCTTGGACTGGAGACATAATCCATATATTGATAAAGAACAGTATAAAGCTAGTCTTGAAAATTTGGATTATATAGATCAACAATACCAATTACATGGTAACTGGCATTACAAGCCAAGTGTTGGTGACTTATTATCTCGTGCTGAGGGTGAAGCCCAATTAATCCATAATTTAACCACTCCATTAGCATATGAAATCATAGGTATTGATTTAGCTGGAAAAGGTAAGGATATGTTTGCAATAGTCTGTTATGATTATCTTGCAAATGGTTTAGAGTACATTAAAGATTTTAATCAAACTCAATCACATAATCCTGAAACTTTATTATTGGATTTTGTACGTAAACATAACCCTGATATGTATGCTCCAATGACTAGTGTTATAGTTATAGAGCAAGAGGGTGGAGGGAGTCCTGAATATGCAAGGAAATACTTCCAAGACTTACTATTAGAACATGGATATAACATCCCAGTTATATTAAAGAAACCGTCAGGAAGTAAATACCAAAGAGCAAGGCCGTTAATGCATAGTATACGATATGGTAATACTAAATTAAATGAAGAGTCTAAGTATATGGATGACTTTATTGATGAGAGTATTAGTTTATCTCCTGATGGGAAAGGTAGAAGTCCAAACCTTGTAGATAGTGCAAGTTTAGCAAGGAATTATTTACATACTGATATTTTAGGAAACACTACAACAGTTACTGTTGGAGCAAGGATAGGAGCATAAAAATTATGATTATAACAGGACAAGCAATCGATAATGAATTAATAAAAATCCATAAAAGCATTGCTAACAATTTAAAAAGCAAAGACATTATTCAATCAGTTAACAAAGACACTGCAGATAATACCATTGAATTAAAACCACCAATACCAATGCAAAACTGTTTATATGTATTCACCAAGTCAAGTCACGTAGCCAAAAGCTGCCGAATACTCGCAGCAGACATCATTTATAATGAAATCACATTAACACTTGACAGTATAGAAGAACCAACAGAGCATGAAATTAACAGAGTCACTAAAATCAACGAATACTTGAATGATAATGTAGATGAACTATACAATCTAGCCGTCGATTACTACTATGCCGGTTGGTGTGCAATGGAATACACATGGAACAATGTAAGTTTCACATTACAACAAATACCAATCCACAGTTGTAAAATAGTTAGGATTTCAGTTCAAGGTTCATCAGCATACTTGTTGAAACAACAGATCAACAGTACTACAAAATACTTTAAGATTATGGGTGAAAAATATCCTGAGAATTTCATGCAGTATGAAGGTATCAAATTAGGATACGCATCATTGATTGGTGGAGATAATATTTACCAATTCTTCAGCTTACCAAAATGGATACAGGATTATGAGAAAATATTAACCGAAATCGCAATAGCAAGTAGTGATTATAAAACTGTCTCTAACGGTAACATATCAAGTGGTGTCTTGAATATTAACTTGGAACCTCAAAATATTAATCCAATAAAATATGATGCTAATGGAAATCCCGTAATCCAAAAATCACGTGAAGACATTATTACTGAAGAATTACAATCCGCCAATGGTGGAACTGCTGTAATATTCACTGAATCCAACAGGCCAATGACAATGGATTATGTTACATTAACTAATAATAATCAAAGTTACTTATCTGATTTAAGTTTAAAATGCCAACAAGCAGTATTAAACGATTATAATATACCATTAGTAAGGTTAATGATTAATACTGAGAAAGAATCAATGAATAGTGACAAGACAAAAAGTATCTGGGAGATTTACACTCTAAACCTAAGAAATGAACAGAAAATCTTCAAACTATTCATAAAAGAACTAATCAAAGACCTCTATAATATTGATGTTAATGTTGAAATAGCCACACCAATATTCAGTGACCGCCGTGAAATCGAAGTTAAACTATTAAGTCAAGCATGGAATGACGGAGCATTAACATTACAACAATACATTACAAGTTTAAGTGAATTCTTACCAGTAATTGATTTGAAAGAATATGATTTCACAGTTAATCCTGAAATATGGGGTTACAGGAAACTACCAGAACTCCAATCCACCATTAGTCCTGAAGACGAAGAGCTAATAGCAAAGGTCGAGGCGGAATTAAATGCGACTAGTCAACAAACATGATTATAAGAACTACCTTGCTAATCATAGGATTGCTTTAATTCAAAAAGCACATCATACCGTGCATACATGGATACAATTCCATAATAACAGGTTAGTGGATAAAAAGATAGTGGAATGGAATGAAGAAATACCTGTTGATGTAAGAGACCCTTATGCTCCAGGAATGATAGCACGAACTATTAACGGTTATAATGTTGCAGCCACTAGTAAAGATTTACAACGTGTATTAAAACATAGTGTAGTTACACGCAATTCTCAAACTGAATTGGAAGCAAGGAAACTAATCAGTAGCATTAGTGGTGATGTAACTACTATTGAAGTGGAACGTATGGTTAAAAATCTAAACTATGTTGAAAATGTATTAACCAATGCAAATGTGGATATTGGTAAATACGAAGCGTTAGTTAAGAAATTACCACAAACAACAAGTCGAAAAGAAGTACTTGAAAGATGCATCATGACAGATACACCATTACCAGCTAATCGTAGACAAGCATTCCTAGAACGAGCATTAGAAAGAGGCCATAACTACAAAGGAAGACAATACACATATAAAGAATTAAACCAACTATCACGTGACCTGGAAAGATACAAAACCAATCGTTTAGACTATGAAACTGCAATCATGGAAAACAGACAAGCCAACCGTGAAGGTTATGAGAATGTTAACCAAACCAAAACCTGGATATGGTCCACACTGGAAAATACAAGGCATGAGGAACTAGACGGTGAAACAATACCAATCACATCAAAATTTGAAGTAGTTAACAGTCAAACCGGAGATGTGGATTACTTACTATTTCCTGGTGATGTTGCTAACGATCATAACAACTGCAGCAATATCTGTAATTGTCAATGTAGTTATGAGATAAACTAACTTTTATTTTATTTAACTATTAAAGGAGCATTAAAAGATGGTGTTACTATGTAAACAAAAAGCATTATACGTTAAATGTTGTATCATAGCAAACGGTGTAATGGATAGTCAAGGAGACACATTATACACCGAAGATATTAAAAAAATATTCACATCATTTAACAATCAAGATAATTTCGAGATATACCATAATGACATACCCGTACCGGAAGTGTCATTACTTGAAAATTATATTAGTACTGCTGATGAAACGATAGGTACGGCCGTAGTGCCTCGTGGAAGCTGGAATGCGGTAATACGAGTTGACAATCCTGATATAAAAGAAGCATTGTTAACTGGAGAATTTAAAGGTGTTAGCCTAAGCAATAGAATTGCTGAAAAATGCCAAGCAAATTTACATGGTACCATAAGGTATCAGGATGTTAAAGATGCTGAATGTGTAATCCCAAAATTAATTAGTTTCGTAGAAGCTGGAGCTAATGGTTATGGTTTACATGTTATGGATTATCCCGCATATATTAAGAAAAGCAAGGATATTGTTATTAAAAAAGATGGAGCAAAAAGAATGGACTTCAAAGAATTCATGGAAGGTCTTAAATCTCTCATTAAACAAGCAGAAGATACACCTGAAGAAGAACCTGCTGTTGAAAAAGAAGAGGAAGACCCACAAAAAGAAGAACCAGTAGTAGAAAAAGAAGAAGAAGCTACTGAAGAAGAAACTGAGGATGAAGCTGAAATTAAAAAAGAAGAAACTCCTCAAGACGAAGAAGAAGATGAGGCAGAAATCACAAAAGAAGAAGTTAATGATTCTGACCTTGAAGCTAGAGTTGCAAAACTTGAAGAACAATTAGCAGAACTACTTAAAGAAGATGAACCTGTGGATGAGGAAAATCCTGACCCTACCGTAGAACCGGAAGATGAGGACACTCCAAAAATCACTAAATCCGAAAAAGTAGTAATCACTAATGAGAATATAACTCATACTAATTATTATGAAATGACTGGAAGAGACCCAGTAACGGGTAAAAAATTAAGAAACTAAACTAAAACTGTTTTTTTATAATTTAATTAAATTTAAAGGAGATAAAGTTTATGATAACTAAAACCGATATTAACGACAAAAATGTTCCTGTTATTGTAAAATGGGACAAACCGTTAGTTGATGCTAATGGTAATGTAACTGATGGAGTAATGGCTGGACAAGCAGAGGAATTTATTCCAAGAATTGAAAGTGAATCCAGATTATTAGGTGAATTAAGATATATTGAAATGGATGGTGAAACTCAAGACATCCAAGCATTAAGAGTAAGACCTAAACTTAAAAACATGAATAAAATCAGTGGTAGTGCTGCAGGTGCACAACTTGATGATATTACTACTTTAACTGAAGTTTCCCCTGAAATCTTGAAAACTACTTTAACCGCTCAAGCTTTCACTGCTTACACTAAAATCCCTAAAACTTTCATGGCTACTAACATTGAGAAAGAGAACTTTATTGCTAAGTATGAATCCTTACTTGCACCTGGTTGTGCTTTTAGTGCTGAGCAAATTGCAATATTTGGTAAAAAAACCAATGCTGATGCGGAAGGTATTCATGCGTTAGATGGTATTTTAACTCAGTTAGATGCAGTTAAAACTGCTTACGAAACTGCAAAAGCAACTAACCCAAAACACCCAATGGGAGAATACACTACTATTAATGCTGGTGAAGGCTATCAAGTTTTACCTCAATTAGATGCAATGTTAGATCAATTCACATTCCAAAGAGGTAAAAGAAGATTAGCTAAATTTTACACTTCCAGTAAAATGGAATCTAAAATCATTGCTGA